ATTGGTATGCTGAGTGAGAGAAAGAAAATGCAGATGGACGACGCAATCACGGATGTCCTTGACAACGAAAAGATCGGCAAGAAACTCGATAAGTCAAAACGACCAACACCTCAGCAGATGGTTCAGCTCATCGACATGGTCGCAAAAAAGATGGCCTTAAATCCAAGATCACTCGATTCTGATAAGGAAGATGAGATTCGCGAAAAGATTCTTCTTTATATGGACATCAATGAACAATTAGATGAAAATAAAAATCTAATGAAAGATTACCAAGATCTAAAAGACAAGGGCAAAAAAGACAGCGCTGCAATTGAAATTCTTATGGGTATGCCGAAATATAGAAAAATGTCGCGTGATCAGATAAGCAAGATCATTGGTGATCAGAAACGCAAAGGCGTTTTCAAAAGGTAACAAAAAAGAAACATTACTGGTTAGAAATTGTACTTTTTATAAATAACAGTAATAAAAAAAGAATTTGTAGGTAATACTACGAATATTACACTTATGGGTACTCCTCTTTTCATGAGGATCACGTGAACGCTACGAGACTGAGATCTTACATTGTTTAAGGTTTCCTCTCAAAACTTTGACAAAGCAGGAGAAATGCAAATGTCAGAAGACAGCAAACTCCGCGATGAACTCGTTGATGACAAAGTTTCTGACGAGGGAATCGCAGACTTGGATGAGTCCAAGGAAGTTGCTAAGGGTGCCGGTGTTGATGAGGTCGAGAAGGCCGCAGACGCTGCTCCTAAGGCGAAACCTCTGCCGAAGACCAAGGCAGGTATGTTGAAGGCAGCATACGACAAGATGCACGAGATGAATAAAGACGACCTGAAGAAGGCCGTCGAAAAGATGATGTACGACGAGATGTACGAGGCCAAGGAAGACGAAGAGGATATGGAGGACGGTGAGTCCGATATGTCCAAGGCCAATGAGAAGAAGATGAAGAAGGCCAACGAGAAGAAGCACAATAAGGATTCCATGAAGGAAGACATTGATGCACTCGTTGATTCTGAAGCAACTCTCTCAGAAGGTTTTAAGGAAAAGGCCGAGACTATCTTTGAGGCTGCACTGAACGCAAGAGTCGGTGAGCGAATCGAAGATCTCGAGGAAAGTTACCAGCAGGAACTTACCGAAGAGACCGATCGTATTCAGTCAGAGTTGGTCGAGAAGGTCGACGGTTATCTCAACTATGTCGTCGAGAACTGGATGGAGGACAACAAGCTTGCGATCGAAAACGGTCTTCGTGCCGAGATTGCAGAGTCCTTTATGGGTGCTCTCAAGGGTGTGTTCCAAGAACACTATGTTGAGGTTCCTGAGTCCAAGACTGATATCGTAGACGAACTTGCCGGTAAGGTGGATCGTCTGGAGGAAGAACTCAACGATTCGGTCACACGTGCAATGTCCGAGAAGAAGAAGGTTCAGGAGCTGACTCGCGAGAAGATCGTGAACGAAGCATCCGACGATCTGACTTTGACTCAGGCAGACAAACTGCGTGGTCTTACCGAAGGCATTGATTTTGAAGACGAGGATACTTTCGAGAAGAAAGTCGCCACGATCAAGGAATCATACTTCGGCGAAACCGACAACTCATCCGCATCAACCATGTTCGAAGAGACAGGCATCGACAGCGACACCGCCGAAGAGAAGAAAGAACAACTTTCTGGATCGATGGCACGTTATGTCGAAGCTCTGAATCGTAGTAACAAGTAAAGTAAATCTCATTAAGGAGAGTATCCAAAATGTTTAGTCCAGAAAAGACTATTGAGAAGTGGAAGCCAGTCCTCGAGGCTAACGAGGCTCCCGCACTCACAGACCAGTACAAGAAGGGCATTGTTGCTCAGGTTCTTGAAAACACAGAAAACCAGCTCGCCGAAGAGCGTGGTCATAGCCAGTACCTTTCAGAGGCGGCGCCGACCAACTCGACTTCGGGTGGTTCAGGTGCTATCGACAACTGGGATCCGATTCTGATCTCGTTGGTTCGTCGTGCGATGCCTAACCTGATCGCGTATGACATTGCCGGTGTTCAGCCCATGAGTGGCCCGACCGGTTTGATCTTCGCGATGAAGGCTCGTTACAACGACAACGCCAACCGTTTGAATTCGACTGAGGCTCTGTTCAACGAAGCGTTGACCGACTTCTCCTCGAGTTCATTCAACGGTACGACCGAGAACAACAAGAACGGTGCCCATGCTGGTAATCCTTCTTCGCTTCCCGGTACCGGTGCTGCGATCGATTCCGATCCTCTCGATGACGTGGCCGATAACTTCAGCTTCGGCGCAGGTATGACCACGCAGGAAGGTGAGGCACTCGGTGATGCCGACACCAATGCTTTCGGTGAGATGTCATTCACAATTGAGCGTGCCACGGTTACTGCTCGTACACGTGCACTCAAGGCTGAGTACACGATGGAACTGGCACAGGATCTGAAGAGCATCCATGGTCTCGATGCCGAGTCCGAGCTCGCCAACATCCTGTCCGCTGAAGTTCTTGCTGAGATCAACCGTGAGATGGTTCGTACGATCAACTCACGCGCCAAACTCGGTGCTCAGCAGAATGACATCACCAGTGGCGGTATCTTCGACCTCGACGTCGATGCTGACGGTCGTTGGAGTGCTGAGAAATATCAGGGTCTGCTCGTTCAGTTGCAGCGTGAAGCCAACACCATCGCTCGTGAGACACGCCGCGGTAAGGGTAACTTCATTCTGTGTTCCTCGGACGTTGCGGCTGCTCTGTCGGCTACTGGTAGTCTCACCAACAATGCTGCGCTTTCGTCCAACAGCAACCTGCAGGTTGACGACACAGGTAACACCTTTGTCGGTACGTTGTCAAGCGGCATGAAGGTGTACATCGATCCGTACGCACAGGTTAACTATGCGACTGTCGGTTATCGTGGTACTAACCCATATGACGCTGGTATCTTCTACTGCCCTTACGTGCCTCTGACGATGGTTCGTGCGGTTGGTGAGGATAGCTTCCAACCGAAGATCGGTTTCAAGACTCGCTACGGCATGGTTGCGAATCCGTTCGTTGGTACCTCGACGGGTAACACCACACCGGCGGATAACATCGGTAATGTTCGTGAAAATGAATATTATCGTATCCTGCGCGTGGATAACATTCTGGGTGAGGGTTAAGTCTTTAAGACTTAGTCCAATCCTATAGAGGATGTATGTGAGAGGGGCTTTCGAGCCCCTCTTTTATTTTGAGGACAAAAAATGATAACTGATCTCAAATTCTCTGAACGTTCGGTTTTGTTTGCCAAGTTATCTAAATTGGTTTATTCGTCCGACCAAGATCATGTCAAGAGTCTTGCTCTCGAACTTGGATTTGATTCGGTCGAGTACTATGATTCGAATGGCGCACAGGCATATCGATTCTCGAACTGTTGTGATACCGTTATTATCTGTCGCGGTACCGAACCCACCTGTCTGAATGATATACGAGCCGATCTTGCCGCATATCCTGTGAAATCAGAAACGATCTCTCGAGTTCACTGGGGGTTCAAACGTGAGGTTGATGACATCTGGCCTCGTGTTCGAGAAGACCTTAGAGACAGATCGGTACTCTGGTTCGGTGGACACTCGCTCGGTGGTGCAATGGCGACCATTATGGCGAGTCGATGTTATCATGACACAGATCTTGCCGATCCGATTGAGATCTATACTTATGGATCACCAAGAGTCGGATGGTCAAAGTACATCGATTCACTTGGGTCGATGAAACACTATCGCTGGGTCAACAACAATGACATCGTTGCGTGTTTGCCGTTCTGGATTCTGGGATATCGTCACCATGGTTGTATTCAATACATCGACTCCTATGGACGATATGTTCAGTATTTCACATCCGATGAGTTAAGAGATCGATGGCGCGGATTCGTAGAAGGACTGAAAAACGGATCGATCGACTTCTTCTCTGATCATTCGATTGATCGATATATCGCAGCAATAGAATCATATCGAGACAGATATAAATAGTCTGTAGAAGGAACGGAGAAACACGAACATGATTCCCGATAACCAAGAGATCACGAATCTGATTACGCCTTTCATATCGGCGATGGTTGCACTTGTGATTTCTCTATGGATTCGCGACACCGCAGGCCGAGTCGCAAAGGGAATGGCGTTTAAGTTCAACGGACAGTTTAAAGAGGGCGACGAAGTCGTTCTTGACGGCGAACGCGCTCTGATCGTAAAAATCGGAATGACGCAGACGGTCTTTGGTATCTACCGATCAACCAAGGACGGCAACAATATTAATCATTACTGGCGATACGTTCCAAATGAGAGAATACCATATCTGCATCTCGAGAAGATCGTATCGGATAAAGAAGACATCGAGGGTGGATGAGAGTAGATGGCATACGAAAAGGACATAAGTTTTGAGGTCGGTGTACCAGAACGTTCACTTGACGATACCGCGGGATTTGCAAAACCGGTTGGATTTCGACTTGCGATTGATCGTCTTAAGTTTCCGAATGCTGAGTTCAATGTTCAGACAGCATCGATTCCAGAGATCAGTGTAAACGCTGCTCAGTATGCAACACCACAAAGAACAATAGAAGTCTCTGGTGACAAGGTTACCTATGCACCACTGACCATAAGTTTCATTATTGACGAGAATCTTACGAACTATAACGAGATACACGACTGGTTGTTCGGACTGGTGACAGTGCCAGAAGATCGGTCGGTCAGCAAGACAAGAGATATGTCGCTTCTTATTCTTGACTCGCACAACAACGTTTCTCGAGAGATTACTTTTACAAATGCATTTCCCACGTCGCTCTCGACTCTTGACTTCGATGCAAAAAGCACCGACGTCGAATATCTTATCGCAGATGCGACTTTCAGTTACTCATATTTTAAGGTGAAATAGTAATGCTTGAACAGGATCTTAACGTACTCCTTGCCACAACGTTTGCGTTCGCACTCAAGTCTCAACGATATCACTGGAACGTGATGGGTATGGGTTTCTACTCGCATCATGAGTTCTATCAGGAGATCTACGAAGAGGCGTATGAAGCTGTGGATTTGATCGCAGAGAACATTCGTGCACTTGGCAAGTTTCCGGCTGGTAGTCTCAACGAGTTTGCTGAACTGTCACAGATCGCCGAGGAAGACGACGTCATCGTTGACGCGGGTCAGCAGATGGAAAATCTTGTTCGCGCAAACGACGTGGTGATTCGTATCATCAAAATCGCAATGACATCGGCCGACGATGAGAACAAAGAAGACATCGAGGACATGCTTGTCGAACGTCTTCGCGCTCATAAGAAACATGGATGGATGTTGAACTCACACATCATGAAGCAGCAAAGGCAGTAGTAGTATAAATACAAATACATTATGAACCAGTGAGGTTATAGATTATGGCTCTTCGTATAGAAGACGTGCTCGATATGTGGAAGACGGACTCTGAGATTGAC